CGAAGGTAATTCTATAGGAACCACAAATTTACTAGCAGCAGTAGTATTAACAACTACTTGTAGTTTTGATGGAACTTTTAATTTATCTTACACTTCTGCTCCCGAAGAAGGTACTTTTGATTTTGCCAATAGCTCTGTAGTAATAACGGCAGCAGATTATATGCCATTTACAGTAAATGGGATAACTAACCCCCCAGGATTAGTTAAAATTGAAGATTCTGAGGGTGTCGAGACACAAATAGAATCATATGATTTAGGTACAATTAGGTTAAAATCTTTAATACCTAAAAAACAAATAGAGGAAGTTAAAGCGGAAGTAGAAGAAACTATAAATAAATTTGAAGCAGTAAAAGCTCAAACACAAGCATTTGTAGATTTACCTTTTGAGTCTAAATTATCTCTTTTATTTGATATTTTTAAAGAACGAATTAAAAGATTTATCCTTAATTATCTAATAAATTTACTTAGTGAATTTGGGGCTAAAACTTTAGCTGAGATTCAAGAAGGATTAACTCCCACCCCTGAGGCCTGTCCCGATAAGGATAAATTAAAACGTATTATAGAGAAAAGAAATAAAATAGTAACCGAACTTAATAACATATATAGTTTAATTAAAAAAATTGATAAAGCATTAACGTTAGTTAATGGTATTATAATTGCCTTAAAAGTAGGCTTAAGAATAGCAATCGCCCTTCCCACCCCTCCTTTTGCCCCTTCAGGCGCAGTAGCTACAGGGATAGATAAAATACAGGATGCTTTAGTTAAAGCAGGGGTAGGGGTAAGTATCCTCACAGTTAGTGTAGCTGTAATAGGTAATTTATTAGGTACAGTTTTAGATTTATTAAGTAAATTAGATTCTTTAATAGAAACTTGTGCCCCCGAAAGTGGTTTATCTTTTGAAGAAATAAACGATGAGTTAAACCAATTATCTAATTCTACTATTCAAGATTTAGAAAATAGTAATAGTGATGTACCTGTAACTTATAAAGGATTTACATTTGAAATTAAATTTGACGAGTTAAATCAAACTCCTTACCCCAAACGGTTTGCACAGGCTTTAAACATACAAAAAATCCCAGTACTAAAAGGACAACCCTCATTTGCCTCAGACCCTCAAATACTAATCGACGAACTTAAATTTATAATCGACACTCAGAATTTAAGAGCAGATTAATTAAATATTTATAAGAAATGAAACAAGAAGCATTAAAGAAAATAATAAAACAAGCTGTTAAAGAAGCAATACAAGAAGAAATAAAAGACATCCTTCTTGAAGCAGTTCGTGCTCCTAAACAAACCGTAGTTGAAAGTGTTCAACCTAAACAACAAGTAGTTGAAGGACCTTCTATGAGCTCCGCTGAAAAGAGAGCGGCATACCAAAACATATTAGGCGATATGGGTGCAACTTTTAACAGCCAACACGTTGAAAAACCTTTACAATTAAGAGGGGCAATGGATACCACATCAGCAGGATCTAGCCTTCCTGATGGGAATGTTTCAATGGATCAAATAATGAATTTAATGAATAGTAAATAATGGCAACTATAGTCCCTAAAATATTCCCTGCAGATACCCAACCCAGAGTTGCGATAGGAGTATCTGTACCTTTTTCGGGGCCAGCTGTTTTTAATTCAACTTACCAAACTAAAGATCAAATTAAATCTAATTTAATTAATTATTTTCTTACTAATAAAGGTGAAAGATATTTAAATCCTAATTTTGGGGGAAATCTTAGAGCTACACTATTTGAACAAATTTCTGAACAAACTTTAAGTGGTTTAGAAGTTCAAATCCAAGCAGATTTATCAGTATTTTTTCCTATGGTAAGAGTTATAAGTTTACAAGTAAAAGAAATAATTAATGAAAACATTATAAATGTAATATTAGATTATAGTGTTTACAATTCTCCTACTGAGAATATAGAATTGAATTTTAGCGCCTAATGTCTTATACCTTACAAACAACATCAACGCAAACTAACGGGAATAAAATAACTCGTGACATAAAGTATATAAATAAAGACTTTACAGACTTTAGAAATAAACTAATAGAGTTTGCTAAAACCTATTTCCCAACAACCCATACAGACTTCACTCCCTCTTCCCCAGGGATGATGTTTATTGAAATGGCTTCTTATGTGGGTGATGTGTTATCATTTTACCAAGATAACCAAATCCAAGAAAATTTTATACAATATGTAAGGCAACAAAACAACTTATATGATTTAGCTTATATGTTTGGCTATCAACCAAGCGTAACGGGGGTTAGCACTGTAGAAGTTGAATTATACCAAACAGTACCTGCTACGGGTAATAATCCTGATTTTGATTATGCTTTAAATGTACCTGAAAATACGGTCATCAACAGTAATCAAAACAATATTACCCCGTTTTTAATATTAGATAGATGTGATTTTACAGTTTCGTCTTCACAAGATCCCACAGATATTTCAATTTACGAAGTTGATGGGGGTGGAAACCCAACTTATTTCCTATTAAAAAAGACTCGTACAGCCATATCAGCTACCCAAAAAACACAAGACTTTACTTTTTCAACTCCTCAAAGATTTTCAACAATTACTATTGAAGACAATAATATTGTCAAAATAGATAGCTGTGTAGATAGTGATGGTAATGAATGGTACGAAGTTCCTTATTTAGCTCAAGAAACAGTTTTAGATAGCTTAAAAAACCAAAATCCTTTTGGAGAAGACCCTAATTATAGTTCTAGTGTAAATGATGTTCCTTACCTACTAAGACTTAAAAAAGTAGCTAGAAGATTTGTTAGCAGATTTAAGTCTCCCACACAATTGCAAATCCAATTTGGAGCAGGTAGCAGCGCTGATTCAGATGAGGAGATAATTCCTAACCCTAATAATGTAGGTATAGGTTTACCTTTTACTCAAGATAAACTAAAAACAGCATTTGCCCCTTCTAACTTTTTATTCACCCAAACTTATGGTATTGCTCCTTCTTCAACTACACTAACTTTTACATATACTGTAGGAGGAGGAGTAGGGGCTAATGTTCCTGCTAATTCTCTTAATTCGTTAAATACAAGTAACGTTACATTTTTAAAACAAAATTTAGATTCTACAGTAGCTCAAACAGCATTTGATTCTTTAGAAGTAAATAACCCTAAAGCAGCTTCTGGTGGAGCAGATGGTGATTCACCTGAAGAAATAAGGCAGAATACGTTAGAAATGTTTTCTTCTCAATTAAGATCTGTAACTCAAGATGACTATTTGGTTAGGGCTCTTAGTATGCCTTCTGAGTATGGTTCATTATCTAAAATTTATGTTGAAAAACAAAATGTGGAAAATCTAAATATAGGAGAGATTCCTTCTACTTTAGATTTTTGTGTACTAGCTTATAATCAAAATAAACAATTAGTTACTGCTTCCGATGCTTTAAAGAATAATTTATCTACTTACTTATCCCAATATAGGATGATAGGAGATAGTTTAAGAATTAAAGATGCTTTTATAATAAACATTGCCGTAGAGTTTGAGATTATTACTTTACCTAATTATAATAGCAACACTACTCTACTAAAATGTATTACAGCATTACAAAACTATTTTAATATAGATAATTGGCAAATTAACCAACCTATACTTCTTAGAGACATTTATGTTTTACTAGATAGAATAGAAGGAGTACAAACCGTAAAAGTTGTAAATATTATAAATAAAGCAGGTGAATCTTTAGGTTACTCCCAATATGCTTATGATATACCAGGCGCTACTTTAAATAATATAGTTTATCCTTCACTAGATACTTCTATTTTTGAAGTAAAATATCCTAATACTGACATAAGTGGTAAAGTAGTAAACTTCTAATAATACAACATGGCAATTTATAAAATATTCCCTGAAAAAGACTCTACAGTTTATTCTAAATTTCCCCTTAGAAATACGGGTATTGATGAAATTATAGAAGCTACTACATTTTATGATGGAGTACAACCTGAGGTATCTAGGTTTTTAATAAAATTTGCTCAAAATGAGATTGAAGATGTATTAGATAATAAAATTGAAGACTCTTCATTTCAAACTAATCTTAGATGCTACATAGCTAATGCTACAGGATTAACAACAGAAAGACCCTTAGAAATATACCCTGTATCAGGAGCATGGGATATGGGAACAGGAAAATATTTAGATTCTCCCCAAACTACTAATGGAGTATCTTGGACCTTTAGATCTTATTCAGGATCAAATGCATGGGTTACTGAAAGTTTTTCGGCTTATGTGACTGCTTCATTTAGTGGGTCTAATGGGGGAGGAGGAAATTGGTATACAGGTTCTGCTTTAGGTTTAGATGTAACCCAAGCAGTTACTCTATCCTATTCCTCAGATAAGGATATAAATGTAAATGTAACTAATACTATACTTACTTGGTATAGTCAATCAAAAGGAGAAACAAGTGATGGGTTTACTAATGATGGATTCTTAGTTAAACAAAGTGACGAAAATGAATTCTTAGCTACTACATTACGAACATCCGAGTTAAAATATTTTTCAATAGATACCCATACTATTTATCCACCCCAACTAGAATTTAAATGGAGAGATTTTACTTTTGCTACTGGTTCTTCTACAAACACTATTATTGATACTTCAAAAGCAGTTATATCTCTTGATAATAACCAAACACATTACTACTCAGGAAGTATAGCTAAATTTAGATTAAATTGTAGACCCCAATTCCCTACTAGAACATTCTTAACCGGGTCGGATTATACTAGAAATCGTTACTTACCTACGGCTTCTTATTACGCCTTAAAAGATTTAGATACTAATGAGTTTGTAATAGATTTTGATACACAATATACTCAAATAAGTGCTGACAGTGAAAATAGTTACTTTATTATATATATGAATGGATTAGAGCCCGAAAGATATTATTCCATTCTCGTTAAAACTACTATTGATGGAGAAACTATAATTTTTGATGATAATCTTTACTTTAAAGTAATAAATGGCTAATTATAATAATAATACATCCCCACCCCCATCAGCTACAAGTCCTTTAATAGCCCCACCCGGTTATCACTATATGCCTGATGGGACTTTGATGGAAGGGGATAGCCATTCTGGCGCTTTATCTGTGCAGACTTTAAATTTAAGTAAAAACTTAATAAATAAGGGGGCTTACTCTAATGTTATAGATACCTCTTTTAGCCAACTCCTCCCACCCCCACCCCCAGTAGAAGATACTATTACTGTAAATGAATTTTTTGATTATTATTTACAACTTTTTTATGATATCCCCGAAAAAGGAGAAAGTAATTCCCATGAATTTTTAATTAAACGTTCATCAGAGTATGTAGGTGTATCCGAAATTCAAACTGATGATGATTTTCAAGTATTGTTAGATGAAATAACTACTTTAAGACAAAATTTACTAAATACTGAGCAAGAATTATTAGAGTCAACAAATAAATTAGCAGAAGCTCAACAACAATTAAGATCGTTAGAATCTCAAACCTTAGGAAGATCACAAGCCCCTACTAATACAGCTAATCCTGGATAATAAATGGCAGAAGTTACTATAACCCCTTTAAGCTTAGATGAATTAGATCAGGATTACTCCTTCA